TCCCAGCATGGGAGACTGCACTAACCGAGGATGGACACGTAGATGAAAATAACAGAGTTACTATCAAAGAGGCTTTTTCGTCCCCAGACGCAGCAGCACTCTTTCCTAAAGTTATCTCTCGTACCCTAAAGGAAGCAGCAGAGCCACAGTTACTCGTTACTCCGTTGCTTTCGACAGTGCGCTTAGGAAAAGGACGCTCCTTGGAGTTTCCAGCAGTTAATGCAATTCAGGCAGCAGAAATTCCTGAAGGACAAGAGTACCCAGAACAGGCACTCGCATTTGCTAAGCAGATTGAAGGCAAAGTCTCAAAGAAGGGCGTTAAGCTCTCCTTTACAGAGGAAGTCATCGCTGACTCCCTTTGGGACATTGTAGGTCTTCATGTTCGCGCAGCAGGTCGTGCAATGGCCCGTTTGAAGGAACAAATTGCCCTCAGTCGTTTCAAAGATGCAGCAAGCATTGTGTTCGACAATGAGAGCGGCTCATATGACGATACAACAGGTCGTGGGATTGACGGTGTTTATAACAAGACCGTTACCTGGGATGATGTTATCGACATGGCAGCAGTTCTTATGGCAGAAAATCATATCCCAACAGACTTTATCCTCCACCCATTAATGTGGTCGGTATTCTTGAAGGATGCGATTTTCCACACTGGTGGCTCAGCAGCAGCAGTTAATACGAGTTGGGGATACCGTCCAGATTCAAAGGAAGGTGCTTTAAACAACACCGCTCCTATGGGTTTGAATGTTATCGTTTCACCTTTCGTTAGCTTCACTGCAAAGTCTGGGGCAACTCCAGCAATGTCAGACCTTTTCTTGATCGACCGCAACGAAGTGGGAACACTTCTTGTGAAAGATGACATGAGCACGGATCAGTTCGATGATCCTTCGCGTGACATCCGTCAGATGAAGATGAAAGAACGTTATGACATCGTAATGCTTGGTGACGGTGAAGGTATCACTGTTGCTAAGAACGTTAGACTTGCTCGTAATTACGAGGTTCAAGTTACAAACGAGATGTAATAATAAAAACCTTAGGGTAGTTATAGTTACGGTTACCTTAGTGGCAAGGGGCGGCGAAAGCCGTCCCTTGTTGCTTTTCTCGGAAAAGTTTGTTACTAATTAGTTAGTTTTTTGTAAGGAGAATATTTTGTCACTTCCTTTAATAGATAGCATAGTTGCCATTGACGTCAACATGGTGGTAATTAAATTCGGAAAAACAATTAAAATTAGTAGTTTAAAAAATGAAAACTTTATTGTTCAAACAAATGCCGCAACACCATCTGCTGTTGGCAATCCATTTGCACCTATTCAAACTTTAGTTGATTATAATCAAATATCAAGAACGTTAAGACTTTATTGGGATGATCAAGTTGAACTTAATTCTGACCAAGAATATTTAATTAGATTAGTTAATTTTTTAGACGCAGTAAATGAGTCGATAGATGAAGAGCAGGTGTTATTTACCTGGAAAGGCGATGACGCAACCCCATCTTCATTTTCTTCCGTTAGAGCTCCAGATGTTACAGAAATCTTAGTTGAAGACAAGTCAGTAAGAACAGACGCTTACACCAGTATCCAGATTCTTGCTAAGAACCCAGAGTTCTTTGTTTCTGAAGTATACCCAGTAAATGGTGACTTTTACTTAGGTAATGATTTTAATATGGGAAGAGCAGTCATAGTATTTAATGCAAGGCCGGCGTCAAACTATCTGAGTAATACATACTTTAAATGCCAAAGAAAAAAGATACAAAGAACACCATCAAGATGGGAAAATATATCTACAGTAGTTCAATTACATTCTTGGAAGCCAGAAGTGTTTATCGACTTCCCATCACTACTGGATGCAACCCCAGCATACTTTACTGAAGATAAGGAATATTTTGAAAGTGGATATAAATACAGAATTATAATATCTAAAGATATTGGTGTTTAAAAATGGCTAATTTAGTTTATGGCAAAGCTAAAACTGGTCTTTTAACAGGATTAATAAACACTTCTGCTTCTCAATATGCGGTATTGCTAGTCGATAAAAGACTTTATTCAATCAA